CCTCGGCGGCGTCGCCAAGCTCGGTGCTCTGGCCCAGGTAGACGGCATGCAGCTTGACGGGCTTATCGTCGGCCGGGGCGATGTCCCAGAGATCAACCTGTGTCGTCACGGCAGTAAGCTGGATCGGCACACTGTAGACACGGCCCATAGGATTACCTCCCGATCAGGTGCGAGACCGACGGTCGAATCGGCGGCAGTGATGTCGCCGCTGCCCCGGAAACAGACGGCATGAAGTACCGCCGCCAGACCGGCGGGGCGTAGATGCAGAAGGGGTCGGCGGCCAGCGTCATGATCTCGCCTGGGCGCAATGCACGAGTCCAGACGCGGGCCACGAAGATCGTGACGGTTGACCCAGAACTGCCACTCAGAGCACCGATGACGATATTCGGCTGCGTATACGACGTGTAGGTATCCCCGCAGGCCACTTGTGCAACCTGGACGCCGTTGCGATACAGCGTGAGATTGGTGCCGTCAGCGGTCATCACGAGATGCGTTGTCGTGCCAATCGCAATCTGCGCCGAGCCGAAGATGTCGCGGTTCGCGCCATCGTAGGCGAACGCCCGAGGCTCGCCGTCACGGTAAATAGAAAGAACCTTGTCCTGCGTGCCGGAGCCGTGACCGTCAACGAATCCGATCAGGTCGCGCGGTGTCTGGCTCCCACCAGGACTACTGTCGTAGCGGACCAGCGCCTCTATCGTGACCTTCGCCGTGTTGACGACCGGCCCGGTTGGCTGAGCGTACGATGCCAAATCAGTAAACGAGACGCCCATCCCACGCAGACCGGGGCGCCACGCTGGCGCAGTCGTGACCGTCGTCAGGTAGCTCGGGTAGTTCTTCGCACCGTCAGAGAGCATCTTCCCGCCCGCCTCATTGACGAGCCACGAGCGGATCAGTCCTGCCGTCAGCGGGTTGCCCCAGTCGATAGCCGTACCGGCCGGGGGCTTCGCGTGCCCCCATCCTCCGCGCGGCAGGATTCCAGCAGGCATCGGTCAGGCCACGTCGATCTTGACGCCGACCCACTTCACGGTGTTTCCGGAAGCGGCAATGGCGGCGCCGGTGTAATCGAGAATCACGACGCCCCAGTAGGGCGGGAGGATGCCGCCGAAGCCGTTTGCGACACTCATCGGGCTCGACTCGCAGACCTCATCCGCCGTGCCGTACGGCATCACGCCAATGAGACGCAGGTTGTTCGGGTTCGACGTGATGTCGAGTAGCGTCACGTCGCCTTCAGATCCGCTGATCGGGTTGGTGTAGGTGCCAGATTCCAGTCCCCCGTAAGCGTAGACATAGGTCGCTTTGTCGTTGGCCGGCGCGGTGTTGGCGTAATCAAGTACCACCATCACCAACGCATCGAGGTACTTATTGCTGGTGTTGTCCACGACCGCGCTGGCCCAGGCTGCCGTCGCGGATGACGTGTTGGAGTTCAGGGCCGTCACCGTCATCGAGACGGCGGCAGCGTAGTTGAGCGATGCGGTTGCCATCGCCTACCTCACGTACCGCACGACGACAGCGTTGACGGCGTTCGCAATCTCGGGGTCCGTCACGGCCGTTTGCACGCCGTCCCTCGCGTTGATCGCCGGCTCCGTAACGCAACCGTAGGCGATGGTCGCAGCGTAGGCCGGCGGGTCGTAGAGGATCGCCCGAGCGAGCGAAAGCTGATCGCTGCTCAGATTGCCGGCCAGCAGCGTATGGACGCGCCGCACGAGCGCCGACTGCACCCGCAGTCGGAAGGTGGCGTCAGCGGCGAGCGATGCGTCTTGTGCGAGTGTCGCAGCCATAACCTACTCTCCCCGTCCGGGGTCGTGCTTGTCATCCCGGGTCATCCATGCAGCCAGGACGACCAGCCCACCCAGCATCGCCAGAGCGCCGCTGACGACCCCGGCTGCGAACGCCATTACGCCAGGCCCTGCTGGGTGTACGTCAGGCTCGACACGGCGATCGTGCCGCCGATGGTGATCGAGGTTGACGACAGGTTCAGGTCGCAGCCTGACGTCCCGACCTCGCCCTGGATGATGACCGTGCCGGCCGCGTTGGTGATCCGGAAGAACGTCGCCGTGCCAGTCGCATCGGCCGAGGTGTCGGACGTGATCGCCGAGGCGGTCGCCACGCCTGCCGAGGCGGCGCCGAAGGCCGGGTTACTGAACGTCAGCGTGCCGAGCAGGGTCGCACCGCCCAGCGCGGCGTTGGCGTTCGTCGGGACGGTCCCGGCGTAGATCTTGAGCAGCCCGGGTGGTGTGCCGGCGTCGATCAGGTCGACAACCGCGTCACAGGCCGCGTTGGCGGCTGCGGTAGTAATGCTCGGGTCGAGGGCCATGATGTCTCCCTATGCTGATCGCGTCAGCTCTGATGCGTCGGTGATCGGCGCGAACGCTCGCAGGCAGCGCGGGTGCTGGAGCGTCGGCGGCACCTGTTCGAGGCTGAACACCCGTCCGTTCATCGCGATGCACTCGGCGTCGTAGTCGCCATCGAAGACCCTGACGCCGACGACGACACCCGACGAGCGGTAGTTCTGTATCGCTGCCAGGTTCGTCGAGTTGCCCAGCTCTGTCCGGCTGACCGTGATGGCGCGAGCGCGGTTGAACGCAGGTAGTTGCTCCAGTCGCGCAGCGAGTTGTGGTATTCCCTCGCCGGCCTGCTGGCCCTCGATGAGGGCGGCCCGGACAGCGTCGCGGGTCGTCTCGGTGACGCCGACGATGTTCCCGCCGGCGTCGCGCAGGTATGCTCGGGAAGCCGGATCGTCCAGGTCGAACGAAATCCCGAGTTCCGCCACCACGAGTCGATGCACAGCGGACAGGACGTCAGACTGCAACGGCCGTAGGGTCTCTCCGAGCAACGATGCTTCGCCCTCAGCCACCAGAGCTTCCGCCGTATCGCCGCCAGCACGGAGTCGAGCATTGATCCTCCTGAGTTGTGCGGTCAGGAACGATTCGATCTCGGACTGCCAGGTCGAGTCGAGGTCGTCCTTCAGTCCCGAGAACAGGCCGGGCAGGTCGTCGGGCGCCTTGATCTCACGGTACGGCAGGGTGAGGATGCGCGGCCGGCTGCGCTGCTCCTGCGGAATATTCTGGGAATTATTCGGCGTCTCATTCTGCGCCGGCTGCTCCTGCTCAGCTCTCGGCTCCCGGCCGATCTCAGCTCGCGCCTCGTTGACGTCGAGGATGCCGGCGACCACGTAGGCAGCCAACCTGGTCGCCTTCTTGTCCTCGTCGTCCTGCAAGGCCCGCATCTGGGTTATGTCGTGGGCGATGCTGATCTTGCGGTCGCTCGTGAAGTCCGATGCTAGAGAGTGCGTCAGCTTCTTGTCATCGTCTCGGTACAGGCTGAGGATGGTCTGCTCGATGAATGACTGATTCGCCTCTTCGTAGTTGGCGAACGTCGAGCGGTCAAGCCCGGCGCCCAGACCAGCGACAATGGCGGGGCACCGCAAGACCGCCGAGATCCGCTCCTCTGGCACCCGGTGCAGCACCTTCAAGTCCATCTGCTCGGGGCTGAAACCGTGTTGCACGAGCTTGCCGCCGGGAGAGATGACGCTGACCGCGCCGACGTTGTCGCCGCCGTAGGCCGCCTGAATGCGGGCCTTCGCTTCGTCGGCCTCGGCCTTCGTCATCGGCTGAGCCTCTTTGTCGAACTCCAGCGAGAGGCCGTTGATCGCGAGGTTGGCAAGCAAACGGTCCGCGTATCGGGTGGCCTGGTCGTCGCTGCTCACTTCCCGGGCCAGCCGCTTGAGCGGCGAGTCCCCATAGCGATGGTCCCCATCCTTGAGCCCCATCCGGAAATGGATGATGTTCTCGACGGGGATGTCTTCGTAGACGCCAGGCCGGACGTAGTAGCGGTAGTAGGAGATGAACTCGCCGGACCCCTGGATCGTCCGCGCTTCCAGTCTGGTCGGGCTGATCGGCCACAGCTCCACGACGTTGCCGGTCAGGTCGTCGCCGGCTCTGAGCTTCCGGAGGTAGGCGTTCCCGTCGACATGCTTGCACCACTGGATGTAGCCCATGATCTCCAGGATGTCCATGCACGGATTCGGGTAGTCGAGCAGGGATTGAAGCGGCGAGTCGAACATCGGCTCGCGTTCTTTCGGCGCGGTCTGGCGGTAGACCGTGAGGGGCGCCTCGACATAGGCGGATGAGATCGCCTGGAGGCAGGCGAACACGGCCGAGTTGCCATCACCGCCGCGCCAGCCGTTGAGGATGTCGGTCGCACCCGGGCCATGCACCAGCGGGGAGACGATGACAGCGCGGTAGTCGTCAATCGTCCAGCTCGCTTTCCGCTCGGCACCGGGCGACGGGAGTTGATCCCAGCCTCTCGCCTTGCCGGATGGATGCAGCAGGAAGTCCAGGAATCCCACGGTATCACCCCCTCTCAGTACACATAGGCTTGGCGCCCACCATCGGGCGGGATCAGCTCGGTGAAGACCCAGACGAGCGCGTCCAGGCGGTCGGGCGATGTCCCGTCCTCGGGGGTCCAGGTGCAGAGCTGATCCTCCAGATCGGTGAACGCCTCAACGTGCGAGACCCGTCCCTGCTCGTAGAGTGCCGAGATCGGCTGCGCGCGAACGACCTTACCTCGGGATGCCGTGACCATCTTGACGGAGACCGTGACGCCCATGTCCTTCGCTGCCGTCTGGACGGTCGCCAAGACCATGTCACCGCCAAAGTTGCGCTCAGCAACGATCCGATCGGCCTGGAAGTCGATGTAGGCTTGCACGGCCCGGGCGCCCCAGCCAGCGGGCGAGAGGGTGCAGGAACGGTCGGCGAGGACGTAGCCGCGAGCGTCGATGCCGAGGCCGGCAACGATGATCCCCTGCATGTTGCCGCCGCCTGACGGGTCAACACCGATCACGACGCGCGTCAGGTCGGGAGCCTCTCTGCGATCTTCGAGCATCGAGTACGTCCAGAGGGCGCCGTCGACGTCTTCGAGCAGCTCGCCGCCGATCTCCTGCCGGCCGAGGCGGGTGCCGGCGTACCGCTTCTCCAGGCGGGCTCTGACCATCTCGGCCAGGTGCGGGTTGTCGTGCGTGGTCGCTCGGGTGACGGCCACCTTCGGATCGGTCAGCATGGAACGCAGGAGCTTGCGCGGCTTCGGCGTGGTCGACGCGACCGCTCGCGGGTGGGGCCCGAGCCTGAGCCCGAACTGGAGATGGTCCCAGCACTCGTCAAGCTGCCGCCAGGCGGCCAGTTCTTCGCACCAGGCGAAGCAGCGATTCCCGCCAGCACGGAGGCGCTCGACGTCTTCGGGCGACGATGCGCCAAAGAGCTTGGCCTGAGCGCCGGACGGCCAGCGGACGAACGTGCCGCCCATGCCCGAGGCTGAGGTGATGCCGGGGTTGTGCGCTTTGAGCCCGCTGGGCCCGTTGACGCAGGCTTCCAGAGCATCGCCGAGGGTCGGTGCGATGATGGCGATACGGTGGCCGCCTGGGATACCAGGGAGGCAGGCTGGCCCCTTGACGTGCTGGTCGGTGTAGTAGGCCGCCGCGTCGGTCTTCCCGGCGCCACGCCCGGCGAACAGGAGCCAGAGATCCCAGTCGCCGGGCGGGGCGACCTGATGCGGCAGTGGTGCCCAGTCAGAGGTGTAGACGGAGGCGCCGGCGGCGATCGCAGCGCCGCGCTGCTGTTCCCACTCGGCAGCGGCGAGCGGCAGCGCCGCCAGCACGGCCGAGCTGTACTTGCTCACTGCGCCTGAGCCTCGGCGTTCTCTTCGGCGAGCTGTTGGGCCCGGCGGATCAGGAACTCGGCGTCGGCGCCGATGGAGGCGGCAATGCGATCGGCAGCTCTGCGGACGTCGATGTCGATGTTCTGCGCCGGCGCTCCGAGCGCGCGGTTGATGCAGTAGACGATCATCTTGCGGTCTTTGTCCTTGAGGGCAGCCTCAAGCGCGACCTTCGCCAGTTCGGGCAGGGCATCGCGGAAGGCATCCTCAGCGGCCCGGACGGGCCCGGGCTGCTTGGCCTTGAGGACTTCCTTGCGCGGTCGGCCGGCGCCCGGCCTACGCCCGCCATTACCCGGGCGAGGGCTGCCCTTACCTGCCACGATGACGCTCCCAAGAATCAATCGGTATCAACCAAAGTGGTCCCATCGTTTCCACCATCTTACTACCGAAGTGGTCCCAGTGCATGAAGTTGACCGTTCATCCAACGGCCTCCAGGGTCATCGGCGGTTGGGCGGCGAGACCGTCGAGCCATCCCGTCACGAGCCGATAGTTCGTGTCGGGACCGAAGCAGAGCTTGGTTCCGTCCGCCGTGTCAGCCCCGGCCGCCGCGAGCTGCCGGAGGAATCCGCCGCCGTTCACGCGCCCGACGTGGACGCGCTTACCGCGACGCTTGCCCTCGCTGATAGCCGCGTAGCCGCCGGCCTCGCCCCGCTTGAATGCCGTGGTGCCGCCGATGAACAGCCAGTCAACGGCGTCCCACGGCACGACGCTCGGATCGAACCCATCCTGCGCCACGTAGGCGACGGGGTAGCCCATAGCGCGGATGGCTGACAGGTAGCCCGACGAACGTGCGAGCGTCGCCTCGGCGTCGCCAACCACGTCGGGAGCTGCCGCGAACAAGCACAGCGCGCGAGCTGCCTCCGGCATCGTCTCCAGCCAGGTGAGCCAGCGGCCCTCATCGAAGTTCGTGAAGGCGTCGTTATCGGCGGCCCACGGAATGCCCTGCCGCACGATCTCAGCGACCTGACCGGCCCCGAGCGAACGTGGATTCGCCATCACTCCGAGGTTCGGGTGAGGCCGCGCCAGGACGATACCGACCTGCCCACTCAGGTACATCACGTAGTCACCCTGACGATGCACTCGACACCCTCGACTGGCGCCCATGTGGTCAGGACTTCGGCCGATGCCGGCTGGATCTGCTCGACAATGGTCGTCAGCACGTCCACAGTCAGTGCTTCGTGGGCGATCCTGGCCTCGGCGTAGAGATCCAGGCCGCGACGGAAGGCGCCCAGCTCCAGCACACGCCCGCGCATCGGCCGATAGCGCACCGCGATGTCGAACCTGTCGGTTAGACCGTTGACGGGGCAGATACACGTCAGGCCGCGCACCGCGATCTCCAGTTCAACGGTGTACTCCTCGTCTTCGAGTTCTTCGATTACGAGCACGAGCTGTCCTCCGCGATCACGCTGTAGATGGCGCCCGGCGCGAGCAGTGAGCCGTCGCGCCACCCTTCGATCTCATCGGGGCCGAGTCCCATCTCGCGCATGTCGTACTCGGCGACTTCGCGCATGCGGACCAACGCATCCGCCCTCGTGAGGCCCGTTCCCGACGTCGAACAGTGGCCGCCGGCCGTCTCGATCAGTACTGCGTACGTCGTCATGCCGTCACCACCTCGACTCGTCGGCTGCGAACGATCCACAGCACCGCAACCGTCGCCGCCGTGACCCACACCTTCCCGACCACCAACCCGGCCAGGAACTCCAGGCTCCCGAAGGCGAACCAGAGGAACAGGACTGAATCCACCAGCAACCCGACCGTGTTGGACAGGGCCACAGCGGTCAGCCAGTGGCGCCGACGAATCGGGGAATAGACCGCGAAGTCGGCCAGCTCGCTAACGAGGAACGCGGCGCCCGATGCCAGGGCGAACGCTGGCGAGATCAGCCACGACAGGCCAGCACCGGCCGCGACCGCGAACAGGACCGCGCGCTTGCCGAGTTGATCTTGAGTCAGATCACGCATCGTGAGCGCGAGTCCCGCCCAGAGGACGCCAGCGGGGGCCATCAGGCCGAAGCCGACCGGCACCAGTCCGACCAGCGCTAGCGTGGCGTTGGCTGCGACGATGCAGAGGATGTAGCCAGAGAGTGCGATCATCGAAGAATCCTCTCGACGGCCTGCCACATGGACGGGCGCCAGATGTAGGCTTCCTGGCCGCACGCTCGGAGGTCGGCGATCCACTCGCGCTGATCGTCGGTCACCGGGGTACGTTGGGCCTTGAGCTCGGCGAAGACGACGCGAGGTTTCGGGTGCCGGGCACGGACGAGGACGAGGTCCGGAAAGCCGGCCGGCGACTTCTCGGAGCGGTGGGTGTGGTAGTGCCGCCAGCCCATGAGATTGGCGTACTTGACGACGGACGCCATAAACGACTTCTCCGTCTCCCGAAATGCCGGGATGGCTCTAGAGTCCACTTGCGTAGGAAAATCGCTCCTGGCCCCCTTGAGCGCGCGTTTTGGGGCATCTGCGGTCATCCGGCCACCTCCCCGAACAGGTCGAGCTGTGCCGGCGCTTCGACGGAGACGGGATCGCCAAAGAGATTGCCGGCGTCCTGCTCGATCCGCTTGCGCGCCATCTCGGCGTACTCGGCGTTCAGCTCGATGCCGATGGCGTCCCGTCCGAGTCGATCCGCGACCATCGCGGTTGTGCCCGAGCCCAGGAATGGGTCGAGGACCGTCTGAGGAATCGGCGAGGCCGGAGGACAGGAGCAGGAAGGTGCCCAGCCGAGAGTCCCGCCCCCCTTCGGTGTCAAATCGCCGGCTCCCTTCGATCCGGGTAGCCGCGTATGCCCACCCTCACCACGCCGGGGCACGATGCCGCGCTCATAGGCGTCGTCATCCACATCGCGCCACGAGCGACCGTTCATGACCTCGCTGTACCGACTGACCCCCCGCTCCACCACCCGCACCCACGGTGCCCCGCACGCCGGGCACGCGCCCTTCTCGCTGGTGCCGGCCAGGATGCAGCGGCGCGGGATGGCGGTCACAAATCCTGCGTAGTGCTCCAGCGAGGACGGCTCAGGCCCGAGCGTCCAGACGTTACGGAGCGAGGCGCCGGCTGGGTGGTACTCAAGGACGTGCTTAGAGTTAGACGGCTCCCCAATCTTCCGTCGATTCTCCCCATAGTCCCATCCCGTATTAGGTTTGCCTTGCCGCTCGGGGGCCACGTGAGGCTGCCGCACCGCATCCCCATCGTAAAAATACCGCTGGCTCTTGCTGAACATCCAGATGGGCTCCCATGCCGAGGTCGGACGATCTCGGACGCTCTCCGGCATGGCCGAGGTCTTGGCCCAGACGATTTCCGAGCGGACGATCCACCCGCGCTCCTGCATGGCGATGGCGAACCGCTGGGGCACGAGCATGAGGTTCTTCTGCTTCAGTCCTCCCACGGGCTTGAAAAACCGCTTCAAATGCGGCGGGATTTCCTCTTGACCAAGTCGGAGTTTCATGCTACAATGCCCCTAGATTGAAGTACGGAGTACCTACCGTGAACACCGCCAGCCGACGAGCACCGCAGCAGCCGACAGAACGACGGATCATCGCCAGCCTCCAGAACATCTGCCACTATCCCGCGTCCTGCGGCGCGGTCAAGGACGGGTCGGCAATCGTGCCGGCCGTCGCGACGTGCCACCACCAGCACGGCTCGCATGACGAGGCCGTCTCGTGCGCCGCTGCCGAGATCGCCGACCGCCTGCTGACCGAATACGAGGGTAGCTAGATGGCGACGTACTCGGATGCCGACATCATTGCCGCGATCCAAGCCGAGTCTCGGGCATCCTACGGACGGGAAAACTGCGGTATCCGCGCCCGTGATGTTGGGTTTCGCCTGTATGACGCCACACGCCCCGAATCCGCGATGTACGATCCCGACCCGACCATCGCAGCGGTACGGCGAAAGATTGGTCAGATGGCCCGACGAGGCGTCCTCTCGCGCGGCAAGGATCGAGACGGCCTCTTTTACCGTGCCACGCCCCGGCTGAGGGGCTGAACCATGCCAAGTCCGAAGCACCCGTGCTCGCAGTGTGGGGCGCCCTGCGCCCCTACCGCGACATTCTGCCGAGCGCATACGCTGCCCTACATCCGTACCCCCGAATGGCGCGCGGCTATGAGCCGACGCCAGCAGGGCGTGCCTAAGCCGAAACTTCAGGGGCGGAAGCGTCCGGAGCATGGCGCTAAAGCCCGCGCCGCGTGGACATCCGAGATGCGCGAGGAAGCCCGCATCCGTGGCCTTGCTCAGGCCGAGAATCGAGACTGGCTCATGCAGATTGCCGAATCGCTGGCCGGCGAAAACAACCCGAACTATCAGGGCAAGAACCGAACGACGGGATACGCGCCCGGTTGGGGCCGCGGCTACCGTCAGAAGATCCGCGCCCGTGCTGAGGGCACCTGCGAACGGTGCGACGCCCGACCCGACTACCCGCTCGATCTGCACCATCGGGACTTCACGAAGACGAACCACGCCCCCGAGAACCTGATGGCGCTCTGCCGCTCGTGTCACAAGCTCTTGCACGCCGCCAACTCCCGCAAAACATAGGCAACTTCTTCGTCAGTCAGGTCGGCCCGTAGTTCCCACTCCCCCGGATAGGTCGTCTTGCTCTTGTCCCCCTTCGGGTCAATCACGCCGGCCATCCGGATGTCTTGATTTCCCATGCCGCTTAAGCCTTGCGGTCCCTTTCCAGAGCCAGCGTAGCTATCGCCTAAGTTACAGAAAACTAGGCCGTCCTTCCGCAGAACTCTCCACACCTCATCGAAGATCGAGACGAGGTGCTCGATGAACAGGGATGGCGTGGGCTCGCTGCCCAGCTCGCCGCGCCACGCGCCGCAGTACGGGCACGAGCCGGACGGCATAAACGTGTGCCCGCACTCCGGGTCGCCGCCCCAGATCTGCGGATCGGTGGAATAGCTCCGGAGCCCGAAATAGGGCGGAGATGTCACGCACAGTTGAATTGACGCATCCGGAAGCGTCTTTAGCACGGAGAGCGCATCGCCGACGAGGACGCGGACGGTCATTAGCAGTTCGCCTCCGGGGGTGTGGGGGCGGAGCCCCCATGAAATCCCATCGCCGTTCTTCCTAAACCCATACTGGGAAACTGATACTCGTTTCCCCTATGTCCCCGTAGGGGACTTAACACGAGCGTACACGCGCGCGCGTGTAATGGTGGAAACCCATACCCAAACCCATACCAAACCCAAACCGCCCATCAGAATGGGAGTTCATCGGCTAAACCCGAACCGTTGGTATGGGTTTGCAAAGTTTGGGTTTGGGTTTGGGGTGAGAGGTCCATCAGACCCCACTCACCTTTCTTTCCCTTCCCCCCTCCGGGGCTGTTCAGGTTGACGGTATCTTTCATTCGCCGAAGCTCTTTCGCGACGGTGTTGCCGGTCAGCCCGGTCTCGTCTGCGATGACCTCCACCGTGGCTCGGCCGTAGGCTGCACGGCGCAGCATGGCTCGGATTCTGGCGGCTGCCGTGGCTGACTTCATCAGCTCCGGCTCGTCTTCAATCTCGGCCCGGCTGAGCATCACGCTGTCTCGCTCGGCATCAAAGTTGAATGCCAGGCCCAACGGTTTGTGACGCTGATCGTCGCTGGTCTTGTCGTTGTAGAGGCCGATCCTGACCGTCGATTCCTCCTCCCCCTGTGCCTTTCGGATCAGCCAGCGGTTGCGTGATCCCGCCTCGAAGAACGCCGACCCGAATACCGAGGGCTTCTCCCCGTCCTGCCGGCCGCTCTTGCCGTGGTGCGCCAGGATCAGCCGGGTAACGCCCTGGATCGATCCCACGGCGTTGATGACGGGTAGCGCGATTTCCGGCTTATTGAGGTCGCCGCCGCACATAAACCCGAGCGAATCGAAGATCACGAGTACCGCCCCTAGCCTGCTCGCCTCGGCCCGGATTAGGCCGATCACGTCCAACAGCGGGCGCGTCATCCGCCGGTATTTGATGTTGCGGAGCATCGGAAGCCCGAGCCCGTTGACGACCCTGGTGAGGCGCCGACGCTGGCGCTGGTCGAACGTCTCCCAGTCGTAGTACAGGACCGTCCCCTGCTTGCTCGGCCAGCCAATGCCGGACAATTCCAGTCCTGAGACGACAGACGCCGCCGTCGCCATCGCCAGATACGACTTCAACGACTGCTCGTCGGCATACCAGATGTTGGTGTCGTTCTCGACGAGCAGCGGCTTCGTCAGATAGGTCAGTGAGCCCGGGTCTTCCACGTCCCAGAGGTCGACCAGTGGCTCTGGGGTGCGCCAATCCCGGATCACCCGGCCGATCGCCGCCTCTAACGCATCGGCCCAGACGACGTCGGGCGCGCGCTGCGCCAGCAGTTCGGCCAACCGCTTGCGCTCGGTCGCTGCCATCAGGTTGAACCGGGACGGTGAGAGCAGCGTCCCCTGCGCGTCGGGGCGGATCGACTGCACGTCAAGCTCGGCGTACAGCATCCCCGAGTCCGACTCCCTGATCCGGCTAAAACCAATCCCGACGCCGGCGCCCTCCCAGATCGCTAAGAACTCGTCGCCGTCGCGTCGGAACTGGCTTGGCTTCATGGCTGATCGTCCATGTCCAGGATGCGGCGCGAGGGCGCAGGAGCCTCGTGCTGGCCGTTCACGGGCTCAGGAGAGGTTTTAGGTGCGGGGGCGCCCTGGAGTGCCTGTGCGGCCGGCGCGCGCTCCTGGCGACGTGAAGCTAAATACAACTCGGCCTTGACGATCGCCTCGGCGATATCGTCCACGTCGAACTGCACCCGGACGGGAGCGGCCTCCTGCTCCCGGTCCTGGTTGGCGATCCTGACCCGCTCGCGCTTCGGTAGCGGCCTCGGCAGTTCGTGACACCCTCCGTCGATGAACGGGTGTCGGCCCTTGTGCTCTACGCAGACCATCAGGCAGTCGGCCTGCCGCATGCCTTCCTCGATCAGTCCGTAGTGGTGCTCCAACCACGCCCAGGGGCCGACGTAGTCCGGCCTCACCCGGGATAGTCCCGCGTCTCGGGCTTCGGCGCGGCCATGTCCTCGAAAGACGACTGGGCATAGCCGGCCTTGCGCTGCGCGAGGTAGACCGGACAGTCGCCGAAGTGCGTCTTCCCGGTCTTGACGTTGATTGGGGCGAGCTTGCCCTTCGCCGTCCGAACAAACTCGATCTCGATGCCGCAGAGCTTGCAGATAGCCATGTCAGAACGCCTCATCGTCGCCGAGTGACGCTTCCCACTTCTTGAGCGTCGCGACCGCCCGTCCGACCTCGTCGTCGGTCTTCTCGGCGATGTTGGTGGCATTGAGCTTCGCGACGTGCCTGTAGTCGCGCGCACGCGCGAGCGTCGCCAAGCGACGGTACTCTTCTTCAAGCGTCGCGCGCTCCGGCGAGATGATCCGCTGGAGGTCGCCGCCGCGATCCCCGTGCACGTCGCTATTCGTCTCATAGCGGACGTTCGGGATTGTCTCGACCTCGGTCTCGTCGAGCATGCCGAGCCCGATCATCGACAGCGTGACCCGGCGCTTCGCCTTCGTGGTCGCCTTCATCAGTGCGTTAGCGAGCGCGTCACCCTTGAGGGTGCCGATCGGTACCGCCCCGATCTCTTCGTCGTGCCTGCCGTCCGGCGTCGTCGCGCGAGCCGTCACCACGTACAGGTCGTCGATCCGCTCGCGGCTCGTGATGTCAATGCTGACGTGGTTGTTGTCTCGGAGCTGTTCGGCCGCGCCCTTCGTGGCGTAGAGGACGAGCTTGCCGGAGAGCGTGATGTACTGAAACGGCTGGGTCGCCGGGTTGAGCCCGACCGACCGGCAGACCTGGATGTAGTAGCTCCAGCGCTCGTCGGGCGAGAGCTTGGACAGGTCACCGAGCACGATCAGCCGCTCGATGGCAGACAGATCCATCTCGTAGGTTGGCAGTCGGACGGGCTCAACGGTCGCGTCCTGTCGCACGATGTCGGTAGTCAAGATGCCTCCATAGATCGGGCCATCAGCCGGCCCCTAGCGTCTCTCGGGGTTGTCGGCGCGTCTCGCATATGGGATCGGTACGGGCGGAACGGCAGTACCCTGGCCGGCAACCGCAGCTCGAACGTCTGCCAGTCTTCGCGGCGCCCATCGATCCCCTCGTCCGCTCTGATCCACTCAATACGCTGCTCGACCGTCCGGCAGAACCGCTGCCAGAGGTGCTTGTCGCGCTGGAACGGCGGAAGCGGGTCTCGCCACTTCCCGATCTCGCCGCGCGGGTACTTCCGTGGCATCAGAACCGCCTCGTCGAGTCGACGAGCGCCTGTGCCAGCCTGATCGCGTCGTTCACGGCCCCGTAGGCGAGTCGCAGCGGCTTGCGCGACGACGGGCTCATCGACTGCTCGAAGGTCAGCAGGATGAACCTCTGCGCGGCGCCGAGCTTGCCGACGACCTCGAGCAGCTGCGCCTCGGTCATCGCCGAGATCACGTCCTCGTTCATCGGCTGGTTGACGGGCTCGGCCATGTCCTCGGGCTTGAGCCTGAGCAGGTTGTCGCTCACAGGGTGGCCCTCTCTTTTCGTTGCGTCGGTGTCGTTGCCTCTGTTAGCTCGAAACTGCCGACCCGTCTTCCCTTCGCGATCTCACACGGACGGCAGTGTTGAAAGGGGAGTCGCGTTGCACCGCACCGGTTACAGGACCGTTGCAGCGGGACAGGTGACGTCCTGCTCACCTCTCGTATCACCCCGTCGAAATGGCGACGAATGGTGTTCAGCCGGCACTCTTTGCACTGCTTCCCCACCACCCTCGGGGCGCCGCAGCGCCGGCAGGGGACCGTGTCAGCTAGCGGCTGATCGCTCATGACGTCAGCAGCCAGAACACGACGACGGCGCCGACGAGGAAGCCGACCCAGACGGGCACCAACCACTCGGGCATGTCCTTCACCTCACCACCAGCCCGACGCGCTCCAGTTCCAGGTGCTCGCCAGTTGCCGCGAGCCTGTCGCACCGCACCGCCTCGGGCAGATCGCCGGCGCGTTTCCATGACAGCGCGAGATAGCGGGAATCCCGTCGCCACGTCGCCGTGTGGCGCATTGCCACACGGATAACTCGGATGGGACGGCCTGGAGGGCGCGTCGCGTGGGTCACATGGAACAGGGAAATGCACTCTTGCAAATCAGCCACTTCTCGCCCCCTTCCAGAGCTTCCATGTGGATTGCTCGGCGGCGTGCAGCACGCGCCCGACCGGGCAGCGGTAGTCAGCGTCTCGGCAGCCGGCCTTGCACCACGAGACATGCTCCGTGAGATCGAACAAAGCCATAATCCAGCGCGAATACGAAGCCTCGGCCTCGGGGGTCAGTTCGCCGTAGATGGACGGGGCGCCCCTCACGAGGCGCCGCCTGCGAGCCGAACCAGCCGTGCCGCCCGCTCGTTCAATGACGCGCAGGTAGAGCAGCGGAGGCCCTGGCGGCGGTAGCGACACACGGCCTCATGAATCGAGGCTTCTTCGTCGGCGCGCTCGACTTCGAGCACCAGCCTGACGATGTCCACGAGCGGCGGCAAATCTGATAAGATCGTCACAGGTACTAACCTCCTCGGGCCTGCCAGCCCGATGAATGAGCGCCTCTCAGTTACCGCTGAGAGGCGCTTTCTCGTTGTTCCGCATGAGTGCGCGGAACCTCGTCTCGCCTGCCGGTGCCGGCGTCAGGTTGGTCGTGCTCGACAGTCCGAAGGCGCCGGCCGTGTAGGACTCTGGGGCCGGCGTCGCCAACTGCTCGACGTCCTCGGCCCGCACGCGCCAGAGACGACCGATCCGCACGCCTCGCAGCTCGTGGCGCTCGATGAGGCGCAGCGCCGAGCGTGGGCTGACGTTCAGGCGCTCGGCCACCTGGCCCACGGACATCAGGGGCTCTCGCTCGCCGGCCATGACCTACGCCACCTCCTCGGCGGCGAGGTCGCGTAGCACGATCGGGTACAGCTCCGGGAAGTGCAGCGCCGCGCGCTTGACGACCATCAGAATCCCTCCCATCCGCCCCAGAAACCATCAGCAGAGCCGTGCGTGTTCAGGATGGCAACGAGTGCCGCGAGGTCTGGAGATGCGCGGAACCACTCGCCGTGATCTCTGGTGGCCTCCAGATCGTCATGAATTTCTTTCTCGGCGTGCCGATCACCCCAGATCGTGCCGAGTAGCCTGAGCGGTCTTCCGATAGCCCGTTCGTGTGTTCGGACGCGCTCGGAGAGATGTCCGAGCCACGTTGTGCCAATCTTGGTGAGATCAGCCTGTGCATCGTACGCGAAGTACACGACTTGCGCCGAGACATCACGCCGGTCGAACGTCAGCTTCACCATCGGTTGTCGGGGTCGGTACGGGGTTTGCCGTTTCACGATGCGAGACCCTCGGCGTGCTCGCTCTCCAAACGAGACAGTGTAGCCTCAATCGCCCGTTGCACCAGCAGAATCGGAGTCTTCCCCTTCGTCTCCCAGCGCCATACGGACACATGGTCGACGCCCAGGAGATCAGCGAACTGGCGACGTGACAGGCCGAGAGCTTCGCGCCGCGCCTGGACCGATGAGATATCCATGTGCCCATGATACAGCATGTCTATTGCGTATGCAACACCCATCATGCTAGTGTTTGCGCGGAGGAACTGACCATGCGCTACTTGCTCTCGATCACCCTGATGCTCGCCGCCCTCATGATCCCGGCCACGACGGCCGACGCTGCCGTTTGCCATCCCGGCGCGCCCCAACAGCACGACATAGCCGGGATTTACGAGTCCCCGTACATGCGCCTGATGGTGTATCCGTGCGGCGATATCAGCGTCATCTGGGCCAACCCGTACGGGACGCACGCCGCGGCCTACGTTGGGAATGGCCGACTCAACGGCGACGGCGTTATGGCGCTCGGCACCAGAGTTGACCAGATGAGCGGCACGTACCTCGATGACAGCCTATTCCTGGGGATCAAGGCGAGCACGCCCGGCTACGTCGAACTGGTGACCTATGGGCCGAGTCCAGACATCTACAACATGCCGGTGCGGGCGGTGTATCGGCTCAAGAAGGTGGCGTAATCAGCCACGAGCAGCGCCGGACGGCGAAGGCGCTCGGCCGGGTGCTGGCGCCGGCGAGCGAACTGCACCGAGAACTGCACCAGCAGGAGGCCTTGACCAGATAGGACTAGCGCATACCGAAACTATGCCTTGTGCCCCTCCTGGTATCAAGTCAGGAGGCCCCGAAACAGTCGCCAGGAGCGTCAGTTTCGCCACTGACGACGCGAACTGCACCGGCGATCTGCACCACGAGCGGACCTACGCAGCTTTTCGTCGGCCGTAAAGGAGGGGCGATGCCAGAAGTGATCGAGCGGTACGTCTTCGATGGGCGAGTAGTGCATCGCCACCCGATCTTCTCGGGATGCTGCCACGAGAACGTCGAGGCGATTGGCGCCGAAGAGGATGACGACAACACGTTGCTGGATCTGCTCGGGCACAACCGCCAGCGTCGGGTCCGTGTGACGGTCGAGTTCCTCACCGAGGATTGAGTGCCGACGATAGGCACGATTACTGGACCCGTAAAGGAGGGCGCGTGACACGCTGTACGTACGATCCGAGTCCGCTGGTCGGTGTTCCGATGGGGATGTTTCATTGCCCATCGTGCGGGTGCATGGTGCTCGCCGGCATGGAGCACGGCGCTTGCGACGACAACTGTGACCAGCAAGACGACGCTGACCGCGCCGTCTGGGCTAGCGCGCCATCTGAGTGACCGACCTATCTAGCACGAGGTCGGGCGCCCTCCTGGGGCGCCCGATCTACCGAGGAGAGAACATGGAAATCAGCATAGCGCCCATCGTACTCACAGCCATGATCCTGCTGATGTTCGGGGTTGGCTGGTGGATGCGTGGCGATCAGATCGCCGCGCGCGACCGCGAGATTGCGTTCTTCAAACAGTGGTACAGGACGCGCTCCGGATGGAGTGAGGGGTTCGGCTCCTACCATCTCAAGTCGGTCGACGGAGGCAAGACCTGGGTGTCGTTCGACTCGAAGACGAGCACTATGACCGGCCTTGCCAACCCTGCGCTCGTAGCCCATCTCGACGGATGGAACGCGCTTACCGAATACGTGAAGACCTACGGGCCGATTGGTTCACATCCGATTACGAAAGACGATATCAAGGCACTGGAGCGAGCCGGCTTTACAGTCAGGGAGACCATCCCACCCGACGCAGCGCCGTGAGCAGCAGATCCCACCGCGCCTCGGGGTCGGTCGTCGCCTCGCTGATTTTCTGCGCCTCGGCCCACCACGCCCGGCTGGTTGCTCTCGTTGCCTCTTCGACAGCTTCCTGCTTGATGCGTTCGAGGGCGGGCGCGAGCGGGGTATCGGTCATGATCCGATGAACTGACGGACGATCCGGTCTGCTTCATCAACCTGCGCTCTCAGGTCCGGGATCGTCGTGTCTCTGAGCGTCCGCAGCGCCAGCTCGTAGCCGGCGATCAGGTCATCCTTATTCGGCTTCGGCGGGACCGGTGGCGAGATGCCGCCGCCAAGCGCCTGCTCAATCCGCCGGATGCGCGCGGCGCCGTTCGGGTCAACTCCCCCGTAGACCAGCCGACGTACCTCCAGCCAGTCGCTCCGAGCTGCCGCCTGCGGGATCAGACACAGCCCATCGCCGCCATGGTCCCGGAAGTAGAGCGCCGAGTCGGCGGCCGAGACATCGGGGTCGAGCGCATCGTCCGGGCGGGCGACGAGGTCGATCGCGCCGCCGGCGCCCCACAACTCGTTCACCTTCTGCGAGTAGGCCGCGTAGTTCTCCCGCCAGGTCAGTTGAATAAATCCGCGCCCGTAGTACGGGAAGTACCGAAGCGTCCTGCGGTGCGACTCGGCCGGCTCCGGCTCGCCGAGGTAGAACGCCTCGCGCACCGGGCGGAAGCTGCTCGCCGACTCAATGGCCGTTGTCCCGATCATGGCGATATCGGTCAGCGGATCGCTGAGACCGCACAGCCACATCTGATCGACGAGGCGCGGCCAGTTCTCCCGGACGGCGTCGACCGGGCACTGTGCGGCAGCTGCGATCTGCTCGGCTGTCCATCGCTGCCAGGGGTCGGGCTTCTCGGGATCAGGCTCGACGGGATCGGCGACTTCCGGCCACAACGAATGTACGGCGAGCGGCGCCTGCTCCTTGAACGGCTTAGCCTTCGGCTTCTCTCGCCCGTTGGACCGGAGCAATCCAAAGGGAGGCACCATGCTGTCAGAGATGCAGAAGTAGAAGAACACCTCACAGTCGCCGGTCACCCCCGCCCAGCCGACCATATCCCGGACTTCCTGGCTCGCTCGCGGCTCGTCATCCGACCACCAGCCCCACTCCGTGACCAGGACCGGTAACCCGGTCTTCTCGCCGTACGCACGTACCAGTACGTCGGCATCCGGGAGGTCTTCGATGTCGTCAGGGCTCGGCGCGTCCTTCGCATACGGGTGGCAGGCCACGGCATCGGCCCAGGACAGGTCCATCCCGTCAAGCCACTCGGGGTGCCCTGATGCCATGCCCGAGGTCACGAGCACATGCGGGCGAGGAAGGATGCCCCGTACAGCGCGACCGAGCGACGCCAACTCTGTCGGTGACATCGTCCACGACGAAGGCGAGTCCAAATCAGCCTCATTCCCAACCTGCCAGGCGTCTACCAGCGTCGCGTACCGGGCGGCGAGCGCGGCGTAGTCCCCGCCCGACTCACGGGCGAGCACCAGCAGGATCTTGAGGCCGGCGCCTCGGCAGCGCCGGAAGTAGTCGGACAGGTCATGGCCCGGCAGCGCGACAATCCGCAGCCAGGTCGCACCCAGTGAGCGAATCAAGGCCGGGTCGTGGCGCCCCTCGCGGTCGACGTTCAGCCCGATTGAAGACATCAGGGCTGCACCTCCCGCAGTCTCATCCTGCCTTCGAGCGACCAGCCGACCGACGTCGCTCGCTGCTGCATCGACCCCACCCGAGCGGCGAAGTTCTCCGACCAGCCAGCGATCGACACCAGATACTCCTGGCGGTCGATATCCAGGTAGGACACTGGCGCACCGGCGTCTACCAGCGACCAGACGTAGTCGCTGAGATCCTGGCCCGTCAGCGGCTCGTTGGATCCATCCGAGAGCGGCATCGGGATATCGTCCGTGCCGAACATCAAGACCGTGAGCTGCCATTCCTTGCCACCCTCCGAGGACGGCAGATACCGGGCCACCAGGCTGAACACCCGGAGCGGTGTTGACGATCCGGCCGTGCCAGTCAGCGTCAGCTTGAAACCGATCTGGTTTGATGCGACCCCGTTCGGGAAGTCGAACGCGGCGTTACTCGCCCCGTCAACGTCGGATGTCCCGAGCGTCACCCACGAGCCCGTATCGTTCAACTGGTACTGGATCAGGACCGACTGCGTCGCGGCCAACGCAGAATGGTTGATCTCGACGCCGAGCCACGTCTTGCCAGTGCCGTCAAGGTTCGCGTTCATCAGCGGCGACTCAACCCAGCCGGTCGCGGCATAGGTTCCATCGGTCCGAAAGACCTTCGTCGCGCCGGTCGTCTGTGTGACGTAGTGCAGTTGATCCGAGAAGACGGCCAGCGGGCCCGGCGTCGTCCCGGTGAGGGCCGTCACCGGCCGCGATCGTAGGCCGTTGCCATCGTCGCGAAGCAGCGCACACGTCCCATCCGTGTCCCTGATCGCGATCCAGAGGACGCCCCGCCATACCGCCATGCCGGTGATCTCGGTGTTGTACGGCGAGAGGTCAGACCCGAGCTGGTGATAGAGCGTCAGCCGTGATCCGTCCCACTTCCAGATCCGGCCCTGGATGGCATCGCCGAAGTAGGCAATACCATTGAAGACCACGCCGCACGTCGCGCGTGAGTTCGCCACGACGGCCTTGTGGGACCAGACGACGGGGTTGGCATTCGAGCCGCTGTAGAGCCTCCAGTGTCGCGCATTCTCCCACGTCCCGACAGCTAACAGCGTATCCTGGTACTGGAGCAGGACGGCGACCTTCGGTTCCTCGATGAGCAGCGAGCCTGCCGTGGCCGAGCTGGTCGTGCCGGCCGTGTTGACGAACTCGGCGGCGTAGGACTGCCCGACCGAGCCGCAGCTCATCCCGAGAAACGCGCTCTGCGTCGTCCCTCGATAATGCGTCGCCATCGAGTAGACGCCAGTCACCGCGCCGCCGCCGCCAACGCCGCCAACCGAGAAGTTTGATGCGAAACTGACGCCCGGCGTCTCATTGACCCAGCGCCAGACGGAGCCGTCCTGGCCGTTGCCGATGTACAGGTTAGACTCGTAGAGCCCGAATGCGGTGATACCGCCGGTCGTCTTCCCGGTGTCGCCGGCGAGCGTAAGCGTCGTGCCATCCCAGACGTAGACCTTCCCGTCCGACCGGCCGAGCATGAGGTACTGGCGGTAGGTCATCATCGCGGTGATGGAGTTGAACGCCGTTTGCAGCGCAGCCGGTGCCGCCATATACGGCCCGAGCCCGACCGTCGAGTCCTCGTCATAGACGTTGATGCCGGCGCCCCGTCGGTAGCGGTCTGACGTCGGTGTCGTGCCGAGTCGAGTCAGCCCTTCGCCGCCGCCCCAGTCGTTGATGAGGGCTTGCTGCTCGCCGAGGCGGTCGCTCTCGGCCGTGCCGGATATGGAGAGCTTCGCTGCGAACTGCTGACTCAGCGTCCGCTCGTAGCCGCCTGGCGGCAGCATGAGCCCCTGGCCGGCCAGAATGACAGTGTAGGCCGGGTAGAGCGCCTCGTCGGTCGCCTCGCCCCAGAGACCGCCTAGCGTGCCGTACAGCCCGTCTGCTGGCATCAGAGATCCGCCAGTCCGTCAGGCCGGGCGCGGAGCACCTCGCCGACCAGTGACCACGAGATCGTCCGGCCGGCGGCGCCAGTGATCCGCACCCGGAAGTTGTTGGCGTTGACGTCGGCCGAGAGCGCCCAGGTAGCAGCGCCGGCGTCGGCGTGGCTGGTCTCCAGCGTCGGTGCCCCGACCAGCAATGCACCCGCGCCGAGTCGTTTGGCCGTCGCTTTTGCCGTCCAGACCCGGCAGTCGCCGTTGACGGTGTCAACCGCCAGGATCGTGAATCGAGCGGTGTAGAGCGTCTGAACGGCCAGCGGCCAGGACACCATCGTCGTCTGTGTCGCGTCGGTCGTGCGGACGTCTTCGGCGACGATCGGACGGTAGAGCGCCTTCGGGGGCGGGATGGGAGCCGTCGTCACCTGATATGCGGCCAGTTCGGCTCCGGTCATCTCGACTTCGGTGACCTCGCCGGTTGTCGCGTTGACGGAAACTTTTTTCGGCATCTGTTACCCCGGAATACCGTACAGCGTGGCGCGGCTGGTCGTCGTCCAGTTGCCAGAGCCCAGCGTCAGGCGGATTCGGTCGATTGCCGCCGTGCTCTCCCAGACGCCCGTGATGTCGTCGTTCCCGATGCCGCCGCTGGTGATAATCGTGACGGTCAAGGCGTTGCTTCGGACCGGCTTGAACATCCCCGTCGTGGCGTACTCGGGAATCAGGATGTGGGCGCCGCCGTAGGCGTTGGCCGTCGCGGCATTCCCCGGCACCGTGCCAACCTCGATCCAGTCGCTTGCCCCAATGTTCTCATTGGCGGTTACCGCTGTCGCGAGCCCCCGCACCCGCTGATAGTCGTATGCGCCCGCTGTCGGGCTGGTCTCGAAGGTCATCCGGATGTCTGTGCCAGCAACCGCACCGTCCGACCGCCCCGTAACGATCACCATGAGCGATCGGTACGTAGACGGGATCGAGGCGAACTCCAGCACGCCGCTTGCCCCCGTCCCGCTGGCATTGGCGATCTTCCGCATCACGCCGGCGCCGCCCGAGCCCAGAATCCCGATCATGTCGTTGTGATGCGCCGCGACCCGGGCGATCCCGACCGTCGCGCCCTTCGCATGGATAGCCGCCGTACTGTTGAAACCCCTCGTCACCGTGATCGTGGTCGCGGTCGAGGCGGTCGCGTACATCTGCTCGAAGCCGCACATGATGATGCAGGGCGTCGGCAGGACGTTGCCGCCGACCGTATTCGTCGCGACCGGCAGCGTGGTCGCTCCTGCGCTCACGTCGGCCGTCAGTGCGGTATACCAGCGATCCCGGACGAGCGTTAGCCCTTCGTTCGCCATCAGTTACTCCACGCCAGCGAGCCGCCGCGCAGGCTCGTAGCAACCGCTCGCGCGATGGTTTCCTCGAGCTCGCTCTGGGCAACCAGACTGCCGTTGACCGACACGTTTACGACAGTCGTCTGTCCGCCACCTGAGAGCGCGCTGTTCGGCGTGACGTAGTGCGGCCGGTTGAGGGAGAGCAGCTCCGGCCCCTCTTCGCCGACCAGCGTCAGGCCCGATGCCCAGCCGCCGGCCGCTTTCTTGCTGAGCCCGCTGCTCTTGCCGCCCTTGCTGCCGCCGAATGAGCCGGGCAGGTCTTCGGTCGCGTCGGCCAGCGCCTTGATGGCAGCCTGCGCCTTCTTCGCAGCTGCGGCAGCCTCCCCGAACTGCTTGACGGTGTCGGACATATCAGCCTGCGGGATGTCGGCCAGCGCGCTACCCAGGTTCTCGATCGGCTCGATCGGCTGCAACGCCGACTCGGCAACGGCGCCGAACTGCTCCAGGTTGAGCGCCGCGAACTCGGAGAGCACCGCGCCGCTCTCGGCCGCCATCGTCGTGTACTGGTTGGTGACCTGTCCGTGCATGTCCGTCACGGTGACGATCGCGTTCCCGGCCATGTCCTGCACGCTCAGGATCGTTCCGTCATGCATCGCCGTGGTCGCGGTCAGGACGCCCGTCTGCATCGTGCCAGCGTTCAGCACCACGCCGTTAGCGAGCGTGGCGTACTGGCTCGTGATCTGGCCCGTCATGTCCGTGACGGTCGCGATAGCGGTCCCGGCGGTTGTCTGCACCGTCGTCAGGAATCCCGTACCGAGGTTCGTGACTGACGTCAGCGCGCCGGTCTGCATCAGGTTCATTTGCTGGGTAACGGCGGTAGTCGCCGCCGTGGCCGCCTGGGCCGTCCCGTTGAAGGCGAGCGTGCCGGCCTGCTGGATCGTGTCCAGGCTCGTCAGGTAGTCCGGCAACTGCTCGTTGACCTGGCTCATGAAGCCCGGCCACTGCGACGGGTCGGCACCGGGAGCGCCGCCGCCCACACCGCCACCGCCGAGCGGGATACGATCCATACGGCCGGGACCTGACCCGGTGCCGATGCCCTGAAACTTCGTATAGCCGCCAGCCTTCGTCGGGCCGTTGTACGGCGTCCACCCGGTGTTGGCGAGCTGGCTGATCTGCCACTGCACCAGCGCCTTCTCGTTGTTTGGGTCTCTGGGGTCGAGGCCGGTCACTTGCTGGAACGTGTTGCCCATGCCGCCGCCGGTGTACGCCTGGAGGGCGCCGAACGACTGCCCGCTGTCACCCACCGGCCCGGCCGGGCCGGCCCCCTCCATCATGGCGGCTCGCTGGACGGTAGCGGGATCGTGGCCGTACTGGGCTGCCATCTCGCCGACGAACGCCAGCCGCTCGGCGTTGTTCATGAATCCGCCCGAGGTCGTCGCCTGATACGAGAGCGGCGTCATGGTCGACGCCGGCCCCGTAATGCCACCACCGCCGCCGCCCATGTTGAAGGGAATGTTGATCTTGATCTGCCCGAGCTGATCCAGGTAGCCGAGCAGCGTCTTGATGAACTCAAGTCCCGCCTTGACGTTGTTCACGAACGTCTGGATCGAGGTCGCGACCAGATCCATCGCCGTCTGGGAACTGGCGCCCTTGACGGCCAGGTCGACGAAGAATCCGATCAGCGCGGCAGCGGTCCCGAGGATGTTGCCGATCGCCGCGAACAGCCGCCCGCCGACCTCGACCAGCAGATCCCAGACGGCCCGAACTTCCTCGAAGACACCGCGCTTCTCAAGCTCGGCAAACAGCTTCGTGAAGAAGTCGATGATCGTTGTGACGACCGTCGCGAGGAGTTCGCCGGCTGCGCCCATCCCCGGCCAGCCCGTCTCGTAGATCCAGGTGACCACCGGCGCGAGCTTCGGCCCGAGCCAATCCACGAGCTGCGTCAGGGCCGGGATAGCCGTGCCTACGATCCACTCGCCGACCGCAGTTCCGGCCGCGAGCATAGCGGGCCAGCCGGTCGTCGTCAGCCAGGTCAGCACGACCGTCAGCTTCGGCCCGAGCCAGTCGACGAGCTGCACCAGGACCGGCTGGAGCCACGCCCAGAATGCGGCCGTCGCCTCCTGGATGCCCATGAAGTTCGTCGTCCAGGCAGCCGCCAGCAGGCCGACCGCGATCGCAACCAGCCCGAGCGGCGAGAGCAGCAGCGTCAGCACAGCCGTCACGGCAGCGATGGCAGCCGTGAACAGTCCGGCCGTACCAATGGCGCCCAGGAAGCCGGCCACGAACGCGGCGATCGGTGCGATGTTCTCGGTGAACCACCCGCTGAGCTGCTGGAGGATGGCGCCGGCCGTCGCGATGGCCGGGCCGAACGTATCCCGCACCATGACGGCCGCTTCGCCGACTGCCAGCGTGAACGGGCGGATCGAGTCGTCGGGCGCCCAGTCGCCGGCAATCACGGACTGCACCGTGCCGATCACGTCGGGGATCTGCTCGAAGGCGTCAATCAGGACGTTCACCTGATCGGTCGCGGCGTCGGCCATCCGCTTGAGCGCAGGCGTGAACTGGCCGCCGAGGATAATCGCGGCCGTCTCCAGAGAACCCTTCAGTTTCTCGACCGATCCCCAGAGGTTATTGAGGCGTTCGTTCGCGACCGACTGAGCCGTGACCTTGCCCATCGCTTCGGCCATCTGGTTGAAGCCTTCGGCCCCGGCATCGAGCAGGACGGCACCGGCGCGGATGGCGTCTGATCCAAACATGATCTCCAGGGTGGCGAGCTGTTGCTGCTTCGTCATCCCCTTGAGCGCATCCTGCAGGACCTGAGCGATGCCGGCGAAGTCTTTGGCCTTGCCCGAGGCATCGAAGAACTTGTTTCCGCCATCCGCAGTCAGGATGCCCAATTCGCGGAACAGGCTGATCTGCTGTTTCGAGGCCGGCTGGAGGTTGAGCAACATCGTCTTGAGCGAAGTACCAGCATCGCTGCCCTTGATGCCGGCGTTCCCCATAACGGCGATGGCCGTCGACAGGCTATCGAAGCTGATCCCGACCGTGTTCGCCACGGCACCAGCGGCAGCAAGCGAGAACTTGTAATCATTGACACCGATGGCCGAAGCGTTAGCGGCGCCCGCGATGGTGTCGGCGACATGGGCCATGTCCGCACCCTTGAGGCCAAACACGTTCATGGCGTTCGACGCGATCTCGGCGGCGTCCGCTACCGAGATCGCGCCGGCTGCCGCTAAATCCAGTGCAGCGCGCGCCCCACCTCCCATCACGTCGGCCACGCTGACGCCGGCCTTGACCAGTTCCTCGATGCCTTGCGCCGCCTCAGATGCCGAGAAACTAGTGTCCTTCCCGAGTTGCAGCGCGGACTTGGTGAGCGCCTCCATCTCGGAGGCTGATGCCCCGGCGACCGCTCCCACCGCAGACATCTGCTTCTCGAAGTCAGCCGCGCTCTTGACTGACCCGACCATCGCCGCGCCAACACCGGCGATACCGGCGATCAGCGCGCCACCCATCGCGGCCTGAATCGCAGACCCGGCCTTGCTGACCGACTGCTCAGCGCGAGCAAGCCCGGCCTCCAGGTCTTTGGTGTCGGCCGAGATGACCACATTCAGGGCGGCGACGTCAGGCATCAGGCGGCCCTCTGATTCGGTATAATTGGAGCAGCAAAGTGGCCCCGCACAGCGTCAACTGCCGGGGCCTGACACCAGGAGTAAGCCTGATGCCCAACCAGGATACCGTCCGTATCCCGCTCCGCGCCAAAGACGGCAGCGTGCGAGCCTATGCCCTGATTGACGCCGCCGATGTCGAGTGGGTGAACCGATGGCGCTGGTATCTGACCACCGGGTACGCCGCGCGCAGCGAGGTAACCAAGCGGCAGAAGCGAACGATCTTCCTGCATCGGATGTTGCTTGGCCTCCGCCCTGGTGACGGATTTGAAGGCGACCACATCAACCGGGACACCCTTGACGACCGCCGCTCTAACTTGCGCCGAGTGAGACGCGCTCAGGGGCATCAGAACTTGCCGAGCCAGAAGCGCGGCACGTCGAGCAAGCGCGGCGTAGGGTGGATCGCCCGACTCGGGAAGTGGCGGGCACGGCTGATGCTCGACGGGAAAGAGCATCATCTCGGGCTCTTTGAAACCGAGCAGGAGGCAGCCGAAGCCGCGCGGGCTGGGCGTGCCCGTCTGATGCCGTTCTCGGTTGACTGATCGCCTACCTTCGGCCACTCGCTTGCCTCATGCGCTGTTGCCGTTGTTGCCGCTTCTGCTGCTCGTTCTGCGCCCCGATCTCGGCTACCCGGACTACCCGAACGAAGATGCCCCAACAGGCCCATTCACGGGTATGGTCGAGTCCTGCGAGGGACCAGGGAGGGATGCCAGCCCACTGGGCGTCTTTGATGAGGGGATAAAAGTCTGGGGTGGCTCCTGCTCCGAGTCGACCTTCCGAGCCGAGCCACCTCTGGAGGGCCTTCGACGGTTTGGGTCGTTCACGTCCCGGAAGATGGCGCCCATGATCGCAGCCGGCAGGCCCGGCGGCAAGTCGACCAGCGTGTCAAACGTGATCGGGATCGAGACGCCGCCGTCCGTCAGATCCCAGCCCCGTTCGTCCTCGTCGATCTCTGGCCCGGACGGCATCAACACGCGGATCAGCTCGTCAATGATCGCTTCAACGTCCGGGAAGCGGGTCACGCCGTCCAAAGCAACGACGCCAATCATGACCCGCTTCATGGCGATCAGCGCGCGGTTGTTGAGGTCGGCGCGGTAGCGAATGAGGATGCTGTTGCCGTTCCAGTCAACATCACACTCGCCGTAGCCGCGCTCGACCGATTGCAGATCGTATGGCACGTACCCTCCCTAGAGTCCGGTGCTGCCAGTGATAAGCGTGACCTTGACCCAGGCGTCCCAGGTCGCGTCATAGACATTGCGGAACGTCCATTCGAGCGTTGAGAGCAGGCCGTCCTCGTCGCCGCGAGCGGGCGCCGCCGCCACCTTGAGCGCCAGGTCAATCTGCAGGCTGTACGGCGTGGCCGAGCCCGGCACGACCGTTCCGCTCGTCGCCTTGTACCGGACGAAGGTGGACGAGCCCGCCCGCATGTTGGTCACCGGCCCGATCCCGACCGCGTCGTTGCCCATTCGCAGCATCGCCTCCAGCGTCGGCTTCTGGACGCCGTGCGCGGCAAACGAGTTGAAGCTGGAGTTGATCGGCCAGATCGGACCGAGCAGATCGGAGATGCTCCACGAGAACGCGAAGTCCCGGAGCAGCTTGGTCGTGCCGAGCGCTGCGGCGGTGGGGTCGAGCCAGATGTCACCTTCGGATGGCAGGATCGGGATGAGCGTCGGCGCGGTCAGCCCCGTCGTCGCCAGCGTGGCCGCGTAGTCGAGCCGGCGGGCGAACAGGTCGCCGCCGATCTCCGGCGTTGCCGTCCGTGAGAACGACATATTGAGGCCAGAGAGCAGCCCGTATCCTGCCTCCTCGGCCGTCCCGCCTGGCACGCCCCGCCGGATCGTCCATGACTTCGGGGTCCACGGGGTTGACTCGTCGGGCGACCAGAGCCACTGACGGACGGTGCCCGATGGTGTCGTGATGGTGGCAGCGCCGAGCAGGTTGGCGAGCGCGTAGTGAATCTCGGTGTAGGTCGGGTAGCCGCTGAGAGCGCCCGTGCTCCACTCCTGACGGGGGGCTACGAGCGTCTGCGGGATCATGCCCATAGGGCCGAACTCGTCGACCTCCAGGGCCGTGTCCAGCTCGACGTTGAGCCCCTGGAGTTCGATGGTCGGCGCAACGTTCGTGCCGATCGTCGACTCGATCCCGATCTGCACCTTCTCGCTGACTGGATAACGATCGGCCAATGCAGTGCCCTCCTGTTAGGCGTAGGCTTCTGAGCGGTACGTGCTCACGATGTGGGCGTAGCTCTTGCCGGCGTCGTCTTCCACGAACGCCGTCACCTGCTCGCGGCGCAGCTCGTTGACGTGGACCGTCTCCTTGAGGCCGGACGCTTGCTGCAAGACGGTGTCGACCCGGTCGGCAATCGCATTCGCGTAGACGGCCCCGTCACTGACCACGCGAACGTCGACCAGCACGTTCTGGAAGACCCGAAGACCGCCGAGCGTGTTCGTGTCAGTCGCCGAGACCAGCGTGACCGTGACGGCCGGCAGCAGCGCGGTTTGTGGCACGCGGTCGCGGTAAACGCGGCCACCCGTCAGCGTGTTGACGCCGCCAGCTCCGGTGTCAGCCTTCAGAAGGTCGAACACCAGACTCGCCACCCGCTGCCCTTCGAGCATCAGAGCTTCCCCAGCAGGGCTTTGATCGTCCCGGCGAACTTCGGCAGCACGGCCTCAGCCGCCGGCCGCATGTAGGGCCGAGCGCCCATCCGCCGGGTGCCCATCTCCACGAAGATCCCGTAGAAGACGGACGGCCCGACGATCGCCGACAGGTCGGTCGGGAACACGGTATGGATCGACCGTTGCAGCGTGGCCGTCTTGACGGGCACCCGAGCCTTCGCCAGCGCCTCCACGTCGAGCGCTGCCTTCTTGACCTCAGCCGAAACGGCCGGGCGGATGGCAGCCGAGATCGCAGGCAACCTGTTGCTGACGATCCGGACGGTGACCCCGGTGCCGGCCATCAGAGCAGGTGACCAGCCGCGAAGAACGCCAGAGCAAGCGTCGACAGTCGCCCGCTGTGCGGCCAGTCGTGCGGCACGCCGGACGCGATCACGAACAGGACGACCGCGACGATGTAGCAGACACCACCAAGCCCGAGCTGCATTAGTCTGGCCCTCCATAGTTCCGGCATGACACCTTCACGTCGTCGGCGTTGACCGCGATCCCATAGACCGCGAAGTACCGGACCGTGTCCTCGCGACCGTAGCGCGCGCAGCGAGCCGCCTGGCCGGCGTTACCCTGAGCCTCTCCGATGCCAGCCGGCGACAAGTTCGTCATGATGAGACGGCAGCCGCCGGCCGAGTGGTCGACGCCGTAGACCATCCCATCGGTGCGGCCCTTCGTCATGTCCACTTCGCCGTGCCACTCATGCACGGCCTCACAGGTGGCGGCACTGGCCGGCAACGGGCTCATAGTCGCCACCAGAAGCCCCAGGATCAACGCAAGCCGCTTCATGGTCTCTCCCTCTCGTGGTGCTCTTGCACGGCGTCAGCGATCATCTCGACAGCTTCGGGCTGAATACTGGCAACGTCGACCGACTCCATCGGGTCGGGGGCGGGCGGCTCCGGCAAGCTCTCTCTCGGCTCCTGCCCGGGCGCGCGCGCTGCCGCCATCAGTCGAGCCATCATTTTGTTTTCTTCGGCGATCAGCAGCCGCATCTGTTTGCGCTCATCGAACCAATCCAGGATGGACGAGATCGTGTAGGACGCGAGCATCACCAGGAAGAGCGCGCGATTGACCCAGGTTCGCCATATGCTCGGCGCATCGGCCAACAGCAGTACCGGGATCAGGAAGAAACACAGCCCGAGAAGCAGGCGATTCATATGCACGCGGAGGTTGACTCGGCTCTGGATGCGCGGTGCGCCCTGAACGCCCTTCTCGATCTGAACCTCAAGATCAGCCATCTTGCGGCCCAGAGCTGCCGACGAGAAGATGACCAGGATCAGGGACAGGAGTAACGTAGCAACCAGGAGCCCGTTCAGCACGAGTTCATCAGTCATCGGGCTACTCATGTCGCAGCCTGCCCTGCGGGTCGGCCTGAATCTCCAGGAGACGGAGGCGCGCGGCAATCGCGCGCTGCTTCTCCTCGACATCCCCAAGGCGATGGTCAAGGAGCTCCATGTTCTCGTCAGTCGCGCGGTGCGCTTCCGCTACCTGGGGGCGACCGAAGCGGGCGAATACGTGACGGATGATGTCAGTCAGGTCGCTCATCGCTAGCCCGGCCTTCTGCCTGCCGTATGGCGCTGGCCGCCAACCCAGTGCCGGTCTCGGCCGCTCCCAGGGCGCGATCAAGCCGGTGCTCCGTCTTGGAGAGTTGCGCTCGTAACTCCTGCTGCATCTCGACGTAGTACGACCCAAACACCCAGTAGCGTTTCCACCCTGACCAGAGGATGACGAGCAATAGGACGATGACTCCCGCCTGCCCCAGGATCGCGTCGAATATCGTCTGGATGGTCACTCACGTTGCCCCCGACATCGCGCGCGCTTCACGTCGGCGATCATCTGGCGGATGAGCCGCTGGTCCCCCTCTAGCTTCTCCAGCATCCGACACTCCTCGGGGGTGAGGCCGTAGGTCGTGTCGGAGACCCGCCACCCGGCGGCCGTCCCGTTGACCTCGACACCGCGCACGCCGGTTCGGGGCGCAGGTCGTGGCTTCCAGACGTACGGACGGATACCCAGGAGGCGGCGCAGCGTCGTGGTGAGCTGACACATCAGGGCTGCCTCGCTCGCCCCTCCTCGGCTAACATCCGTTCGGTCGAGAGGCGAGCGACAGCCATCGCATCGACGGTCAGTCCCTGGAGACGTTCGCTCATGCCCTCCAGGGCGATGATCCTGATGGCCTTCTCGTCCCGGTCGCGCGACACCTCGTCTAACAGCCGGTCTCGGTCTTTGAGCGCCTGGCGGTACTGGGCGACGATCGCCGTCACCAGCCCAGTGACTAGCGTGCCGACCAGCACGACGGTCTGGGGCGAGAGCACGACGTCTGACATCAGGCACTACACGACCTCACGGCAGATACATTCCCTGACCGTCTCATAGCTCCGAGCGCCGACCCTGGCAACCTCGAAGACTCTGGAGCCGTAGACAATCCGATCCTTGACCGTGACGTCCTGCCCGGCCTGCAACCAGATCGTCCATTGCGCGACCGCCTGCAAGCTGGCATCAGCCCCCAGCGCCTCGGTGGAACCAGATGCGAGCGGCGAGACCCGGCAGGCAACGCCCGTAGCCAGGTCCGACCACGTCTGCGTGGTCCCGTCGCCGGTGCTGGTCTCGACGTACCGCTGAATGGTCGCGGTGTCCGGGAGGAACTGGTTGCTCAGGGCGCGCAGGAAGTCGATAGGCAGGGGCACGGTCACGCCTTCTCAACGAGCACGATATGCTGGTACTCAATGACCATGCAGAGGGCTTCATCCCGGGAAAATCCCTGATCGATCAGGTATCGGAAGTAGGCGCCGAAGAGGGCGGCCAGATTCCTGGAGCCGGCGGCTGCCTGATCCAGTTGCGCGATGACGTCCGGGCCTGGCTCGATCGTCATGACGAGCCTTCGGCCTTCTCGGCCTTCGGCGGGTCGTTGAGCGGCCCGGTGTACGGCTCGCCGTTTGGGTGGCTGACGATCTTGAACCCGGCTTCCTCAAACGAGACCATCTCGCCGTCAGGCTGCTGGTAGTGCTTGCCACGGCGGAAGTCGGCCGAGTCGATCTCGTACTGCTCGCCGGTCTTGTCGTTGCTGATGATGACTTGCATGCCGGGGTCCTTTCCTGTTGAGGCTTGAAACTCGGCGACAGAGATCGGTGTGGCGCGGCCGGCGTCGGCGAGCGCCTTGATCCCTTCGGCGGCCTGCTCGCCGGTGAATGCGGTGTCGCGACCCAACGCGAGCGCCTTCTCGGACATGGCGCGCATCTCCTCAGCGGTGGCGTTCGCTACGGCGACGATGGCCTGCTCCTGCGCGTCCATCAGGCCACCACGACGCCGCGAGCGCCGAGCAGTGACAGGGCCTCGGTGGGCACCGATCCGTAGTCAACCGAGAACTTGACGGCGACGTCGTTCTGGCCCACCGCGACCGACTCCAGGCCGCTCGTGTTCGGGCGGATGGTCGGGCCCAGCAGCGACGCGGCGATCATGGTCGCAGCGAAGGCCACATGCGCCGGCGGCTGGGTCGCGTGGGTGTAGGCGACCTGCACCAGCGCGTCTGACGATGCGCTCCAGCCCTGGATGAGCAGAACGCCGTTCTGCGCGTCGATCAGTTCGTACTGGCCTGCCGCTAGCGTCGTCCAGCCGAAGTCGACGAACGCCGCCGCTCTGGTCTTGACGGTCGTGATGGTGGCGACCGGGCGAGCGTTGAGGTAGACGCGATTCCCGATCAGAGTGTGCAGCTCATCGGTGACTGGCGTCGCCGCCTGCCAGGATCTGGCCTTGAACAGGTCGATCCAGTCGGAGGCCGCCTGAGCGGCAATGCCGGCCTGATTCTGCTGAGGGCCAGTGAGGGTCACTCCCAGGTACAGGGCAACCTTATTTGCATCTGTGTAGGCAGTCATCGGGCCTTATCCTCGGCTGGTCGGATGACCTTATCGGCATAGTTTCGGACCCGCTTGCGGTGCTGGTCCGCAAGCGAGCCCGGTGTTCTGAGCGAGCCAGGAACGACGACGTAGCCGGGCCGGAGGTTCGCTATGGCCTCGCCGTCCTCATTGAAGACGACTGCACCCTCATCTCCCACCCGGTACGTCGTCACCTGACTAGACGCCCGTTACCTGTGCAAAAGCCGTCGGGCGGAATACGACGAACGCCGCCCGGAGCTCCGCCAGGATCGTCTGCATGTTGCGGATCATCTGGTCGTTGATCGTGCCGACCCGGATAGCCGCCTGCTCGCGGTCGAACAGCATGCACCCGAGCTGGAAGTCGGCGACGAGCATCGTGTTCAGCGTCATGCCGACCGCCTCGACGACCGGCCGACCCCAGAGCGTCATCGGACCAGCGACGGACGGCGGGCCGTAGAGGTAGCCGCCGGGGTTGACGTTGCCCGTAACGGCGCTTTCGCGCATCAGACGGACGGCCGCCCAGTCAACGGGGTTGAACACGAACCCGTTGGGATTCGCCAGGCCCGTCACCTGGATCTGGACCATTGCGGCGAACGCGGCGTCTACCACGGTCGCCTGACCACCGTAGGTGGCGCCGGCGGCGAGGCCGAGCGTCTGAATCAGCGGCGTGTTCAGGATGCCGAGCAGGTTCGGCGGGGTGCCGTTGCCGCCCAGGATCTCGGTTTCTAGCCGCTGGTTCAGGCCGTAGATCAGACGGTTGTCGATGATGCCCCGGATCTGGGGCGCATCGGCGAGCATCTGATTCGTGACGGGAATCCAGTGGGCGATGGTCTGGACGGGCGAGGTCGCAAGCTCGAAGTTGAGCACCGACTCGGGCTTGGTGCCGGTGGTGCCTGTGGTCGCTGTCGCCTCGGCGACCTCAGCAGCGTTGTTGGTGAACGTCTTTTCCCGGACGTACTCGATCGTGTTCGACGTGGTCGCCGACGTTGGAATCAGATCCAGAATCGTCAACTGCCGCTGAAGGATCTCGCGGAAGCCTGGCAGCCGATCGTTGGTGATGAGGTTGCCGCCCTGGCCCGATGCCGAGTAGACCAGCGCCTTGTGCGTCATGTAGTCGAGCATCGAGCCCTTGAGCTGGATGCCGAACTCTGGCCGGGCCATCCCGTTGTTGAGGACGCCCGACTCAACGACGCTCTTGTACTGCTGGTCCTCGATGAACTGAGAGCCGAACATCGTCAGGATGTTCTTGGAGTCGGCGCCGGCTGGCTGCTCGTGGCGCTCAGCGGGCTTGCCGAGCCGCTTCGTGTTCTCCGTGATCCGGCGGCTGCGGTTGCCGGCGTCCTCAAGCTCGGCGGTGCGGGTCTCGATCAGGTCGACCTCGGTCAGCAGGCGCTTGACCTCGGCGAAGTCCTCGGCCGCATCCGGGGTGACGCCGTTCGGATGCTTCGCTTCGATGGCGGCACACTTCTCGTAGCGGGTGCGGCTCTCGGCCATGCACTCGCTGAGGCTCATGTTCCTGACCTTCTCTACGGTCAGGATTGGGTCAGCAGATGAAACGCTCATGCGGGTCGCTCCAGGCCGGCGCTCTGATAGCGCCGGCGGCGTAGCTCCGCGCCGACGTTGATAACCTCGGGCGGATCAGGCGGCACGAGCAGCGCGTCGACCTCATCGGCTGCACTTCGGAGCGACCCGCTCATGGCAGCAATCAAGGCTTTGCGCGCCTCGGAGAGAGCCCGGCCATCGGTAGCGCGGATGTCTGACCCAGACTTCACGCGCGAGAGCCACTCGCCGATAACCGCCTTGACGGTCTCGGAGTGCTGCTCGAATGGACGGCCGAGCGACTTGACGTCGGTGATCGTTGCCCGCTGATTTGCCGGGATCGCCACACAGGAGACCTCGAAGAGATCGACCTTGCGTAGCACCCGGATGCCGTCCTCGCGGAACTCGGCCTCAACGGTGAAATACCCGATCGAGAGCGAGTCGAGGACGCCACTCTTGATCAGCTTGTAGGCATCCTCGCCGGCGCGGGTGTTTGTGATCGACCAGCGTCCGAAGAGGCCGTCGTCATCCTCTCGGATCTCAAGTTGCTTGCCGATCGGCTCGAAGTGCTCATACAGGAACTTCGTCGGCCGGACGGCAATCGAATCGAGGAATGCACCTTTGGCGACAACATCCCCATATGAGTCGGGGGTGCCTCCGAACGTGCTCGCGTACCCGCCGACTTCCCAACCGCCGCCGGCCAAGTCGACGATTTCCTTTACTCGGAAGGCGACTGACTTGTATTCCAACATGCAACGAGCCCCTTCCCGTCGCTGTGCGCAACTGGTAGGGGCTCGGAGCCCGAGAGCTGATTCAGTTGTGTCTAGTATGCGCCCGTTAGGCGGTTAGCGCAAGAGGGGAGCGCTCCCACTGCTCGATGTCGAACCGCCCGAATCCCTGCGAGCGCAGCGCGCCGATGCCGTTCTCCTGGGCATGCACCCAGATCTCCGGCCAGTGTTCGGCCTTGACCTCGTTACGGCAAACCATCACATCGAACTCGATCACCGCGCGCTCGACGTACTGGTGATACGTCAGAGTCGACTGCGGCCCGGACGGGCCGGTCACATGTCCGATGAACAATTCAATCCCGTCCGGGTCCGGCCTGCCAACGTGGAGACGATCGGGCGAGACGAAGACGCGCTCCGCGATGAAGCTCTTGGCGCTCTTCCCGCCGGTGTCTCTAGTCTCGGTTACGCCTTTCTTCGTCGTAGTCTTCTGGACCATTCCCCACTTCGGGCCGGTGTACGGATAGAGAATGTTGGCCGATTCCTTGAGCATCGCTTTGACTTGGCGGCTCTCGATGTAGAGACCGCCTTCGTCAACCTTGAAACCGTTGGTCTGGCGCTGTGCGGCCAGTCCCTCGGAAGCCCGCTCCAATTCCTCGAAGGTCATGTCTGGCGAGACGTCGGCGCCCAGCTCCAGTAGCGTGCGGAGCATGGCGCGGCGGATCTCCTCCTCAGCTTCGATGCCAGCCTTCGAGCGAAGCCAGCCTTCGATGATCTTCGGGTTCATCGGGATGCCGCCCATCAGGCGGTCCCGAAAGACGATGCGGGCGTGATAGGTCGTGAACGTGTCGGTGTCGAAGATTCCCATGTGTTCCTCCAGTGGTTGTCGATCAGGGCTGGCGGGACGAGACGCGGTTGGGGCGGGTACGTCGGTGGGACCAGGGGTGATGTAGGCGGGTATGAGACGGGATGTCGGTTCGGCATGGCGTGACGAGGCACGGCCCGGGACGGTGGGACACGGCGAGGCGCGGATAGGTAAGTCGGTGAGACTTGACGCGGCACGTCGAGTGCTGAGCGGGCGCGGCGTGGGATGTCGGCGAGGCGAGGGGCGAGCGGGGTCGGGCTTGACGAGAGGGGGCCAGGTTTGTCGGCGCGGCAAGCATAGGCGGGCCGAGACATGGGATGTCGGTGCGAAATGCAGGGACGTGGCATGAGAAGACGCGACTTGTCGAATACCGGGAAGTAACCCGGGTAGTGAACGAGACCACGGTCAGGCAGCCCGTGCGGCTTTGATCGACTGGCGGGCAGCCTCGATCTCTTCGACGGACCAGACATCGCGGACGCGCTGCCCCTTCTCCAGACGCTTGCGCAGCATGGCCCAGAGGTCGGCGAACTCGTATTCGGTATCGCCGCGCTTGCGGCGCTCGGCCTCGGCCAGCGCCAAGTCGTCTTCGGTCATGTCCAGCACGAGGACGTGTCGGGAGCCGGCGTGCTCTCTAGCGCGACTCCAGAAGCGCTCCATCGCAGCGGCCCTGCTCTTGAGGGCGCCTCGGCTGACGATCTGGTCGCCCATCTGAACCAGTGTTTCGCCGGCTCCCCTGGGCGCCTTCCTGGAATCGGCCAGGACGAGCCGCGATTCCTCGTAGACCAGCGCGCTCAACAACTCCTCCAGCATCGCCCTCTCAAGCGCCTTGTCCTGCCTCACCCACTTGACGGCGCGCTCGGCGAGATCGGGCAGGCTGACCTCTGACTTGCCGGCAACCTGCTGACGAATCCATGCACGAAGACGGGCTCGGGCGCTGGGTTGCTTGTCCTGTTCCGGCATCTTCCCTCCAGACATCTAAGTGGTATCATCTTACCACCAGACAGATACCTGATACCAGTCTGGTGTACGATTGATCCCATGCAGGAGCGCACACCGATGACTCTGAGACTACCGGCCGACCTTCGCGACATCCTCAAGCGCCTAGCTCAGGAGGATGATCGGTCGCTCCACAGCTTGATCCTGCACGCCCTGCGTCAGTACGCCGGCCAGCGAGCTACCGAGAAGACGGCGGATCGATAGTCGTCGCCTTGCTGGCCCCCTCGATCACATCCGCAACCGCCAGCATTTCCCCGCCATTCTCGATGTGGCGTTGCACGACGGCCTCCCCAATGATCCTGGCCACCTCTTCCGGCGCGATGTCATACGTCGCGGCGATGCTCCTGCATCGCTCGCCAAAGCGTGTCTCCCATTCGCGGTTCGATTCCGCCGCCCGATGCAAGGCGGCCGCCATCCCATCAAAAACAGTGTGCATACAGCATGAGCAGTGGTGATCTTCAGCCACTTCGGCCCCCTTGGTCGAGCGTCTTCGTCTGCATGCGGCGGCATCGCCGGTCAGCGCAGACGACCTCAACGCGGCCCTTGCCATCCGCTTTGAACAGGAGGCGCCCGCAATCGCGGCAGCGGTACTCCTGCATGCGGGGCGGGTTAGGTTCACGCCAGGATGAGGCCACCGCGCACCTTCGCACTCTCGGCTATCGTCGACCATGCCGCCGGCCATCTCCACAGGTTGCCGGCCAGCGAGTGTCGCTTCTCGACCGCCCGGAGCAACCGCGTCGCCATCATCCGCCGGGTAGCGTTGCTCTCCACGAGCTGCGACAGGCTATCGTCCCACTCCACGGCTGACTCAGCAATGAATCCGCTGTAACCGTGGTCCACCAATCCGGCGTAGAGGGTCGGGGACGCGACGACTGCGGCGCCGGCGGCTGCGTACTCCATCGCTTTGATGTTCGACTTCGGGCGATTGAACGGCGTGTCCGCGACAGCACAGCAGCCGATGTCGATCTGTCGGATGCCATAGGGGTATTCCTCCAGGCGCATCCACGGCAGGATAGCCAGCCGGTCGCGGTCGACGTTCTCCAGGATGACCGGCGGCACATGGCCCTGCACGACGAAGCGGACGGCCGGGTAGCGTCGCGCGATCCGTCCCCAGGCCTCGGCCATCATCTCCACGTCGCGGTCGTGGCGCCGGCCGCCGGCCCAGCCGATCGTGAGGCCCGGGATCTGGCGGCTGGTGGCCCGTACAACGCCTTTGAACCAGGCGAGGTCTATCGCGTTGGGAACGACGATGACGGGCTTCGTGGTGAAGCTGCGGACGATGGTGGCTAGCCTCTGGGTGCTGACCGTCACGCCGTCACACTGCTGCATGGCCCAGATCCGCTCGAAGCGCGACGCCTCCAGCTGCTCGTAGGTGTGGCCCTCCATCCAGCCCAGCTCGACCCGGCGTTGGGTCTCTGCTGCCGTGAAGATGTCGTCGTCGGCATCGTAGATCGTCGTCTTGCCCTTCGCGCGGTTGTCGGCGAACCACGCCTCGGCGACTCGCCGGTACTCGGGCGGCCACTCCATACGCGGCATCAGGATCGCCTCGGCAGCAGCGGCAACCAGTCCCAGCAGGTCGGCATCCTTGAAATCCCAGCCCGCCGGGTAGTTCTGCTTTTCCAGTGCCGTGATCGGCTGGAGCACGCGCCAGAGATCGGGGCCGGTCTGCTGCCGGCCAACGAGCGCGAGGATGGACGGCCCGGTCAGTCGGTCAGGCATCATCGTCCTCGAAGTGGTAGGCAATCGGCCGCCCTTTCTTGAGCCCCTCGCCGTTCAGGTAGTCGGTACAGGTCTGGTAGTGGTAGTCGATCAGGGCCTTCTGGCCGAGATCGCCGAGCATCCCGAACAAGTAGCCGCACGATCCGCACGAGACGATGACGGGCGCATCTTTCAGTCGGTCAGCCACGGACTGCCATCCTCTCTCTCAGGCCACCCAGGAGGCCGAGGCGGTACGTGAAGGGACAGAACCGCACGATGTCGTGCCGCCGCAACCGGCGAGCGATCGGGATGAGGCACCGTCGCCTCCTACTTATCAGCACGATGTGTCACCAGAACCTCGGGGACGAATGCCCACTGGCCGCCGCTCGCCATCGTGCGACTGACCGCGTCCCAGTCGGTCGCGTTCCCGATCTGCACCCGGAACAGCATGCCTTTGTCGAGCATCTCGCGCTTGTAGAGAAACTGTGTGATCTGCCCGGACTGCGGCGGATCGGTCCCGATGACATACGACGGGTTGTTCCATGCGAAGGTGATCTCGGCCTGCGAGTAGGCGAAGTCAGCCTCATAGGCTTCGAGGTTGTCTACGAGCTTCGCGATCGCGTCCGGGTCGAGGAAGCGCTCGTCATCCGACATCGTGATCTGATACTCGCCACGAGCAAGGAGTTGCGCGACCATGAACGGCGCCGCGCTGATGCTATTGGTAAGCAGGCCGGACGACCAGAAGCCCAGCTCGGCGAAGCGGATCGGCACCCAGCGCGGGTCTTCCATGCCATCGTCGGCCCAGCGGTGCTCATCCTCCATACCGAACATGAAACTCAGCTCCGAGTCTGGGCCGTCAGCGACGATGACGTGCTCCAGCGGCCGGTACGTCTGAGCGCGGACGTTCTGGATCGCCTCCAGCAGGAGGTCGACGCGCTGGTAGGTTCCGGTCACGACGGAGACGAGCTTCCTCACAGCTTCCCTCCTGGCGGATCGACCGGCGCCGGACAGAGCAGCCAGCGGTCGCCCCGGGCCCAGCCGATCCACAGTTCTGGAAACGCCTCGTTGTACGGCTGCCAGGTCACCTGATAGCCCAGCAGGTTGTCCAAGAACGCGATAGCCACAACGCGGCTCGTGAAGACGTCGGCACGCCTGACCCAGAGGTGGATACTGCGGTCGTCATCCGACCACGGCGCGAACGGCTCCGGCCGGTACAGCAACCAGACTTGAATATGCCCATCCGGTGTCCGTTCCTCTAAAAACACTTGGCTATGACCTCGTCACGCCACTCCACCAGTCCATCCCACAGGTTCACCGTCTGCTCCAGGTGGATGAAGTCGTCAACCCAGGTGCCCAGCTTGGCCGGCACGTTCGGGGCGACGAGGTTCTGACCGGTCACGGTCCCGCGTATCAGTTGGTTGCGCAGCCGCCAGAGCAGGAGCGGATCGCCACACGGACGGCTGACGCTCGGGTGCATCAGCGAGCGGAACAGCAACGGCCGGCGAGACGGCAGCCCGGCGATGGCCGACCTGATGACCTCGAAGGCGCCTTCGGTGTAGACGTCGTCGTCGCCGATGTTCATGATGTAATCACCGAGGGCCAGATCGTAGCCATACTGGAGCTGCGGGTAGCCCCAATCGTGCCAGCCGGCGTCGAGCTCCAGGTAGGTGACCCGTTCCTCACGGCAGAGCGCCTGTACGTCCATCAGGAGCGGCGAGTGGGTATCGGCCACCACAAGGATCTGGGCCGGCACGTCGCCTTGCCGAAGCGGACGCATCGACTCCAGGCACGTCGGCAGCGTCGCCCGGCCCTGTGTTGGGATAACCACGGTCAGGTCAGCACTCACTGAGACCTCCGCACAAGATCGGCCGGCAGTTCACTGCCGAAGCTCCACCAGCGCCAGAAGCGCCGGCCGACCATCTGGAACAGCACGGCCAGCAGGCAGGCCAGCACAACCGTCCTCACTCTTTCGCCTCAAACTCGGTGCAGCCGAAGTCGGCGCTGGTGAACACGACCGCCTCGCCGCCATCTGTTGCTACTGCCCAGAACGGTGTCCCCGCATGCAGAGCCCTGCCATCGTCACTGGTAGCCAGTCCACAGAATCGCTTACCGCTGTCCTCCGCTTGCACGGAGTCTTCCCACCAGCGGCAATCGCGGCAGCGTCCCATCTCGCTCATTGATCCAACCTGTGAGAGAACGTGCATTCGTCGAGCATTGCCCAGGTAGCACCCGCCTTCATCCAGTCGTCGACCAGCGACCAGTCAACCGGGTGCGTGCCCCAGCGCGGCATCCCAAAGCGGTGCAGGCAGGACGCTCGGAATAGCATGTGCGTGATCTGCGAGTGCTGGGGCGGGTCGGTGCCGATCGTCTTCGTCTCCGGGCCGGCCGGGTTGCCGTTCCGCCAGATGCGGACCCGAGGGTAGACGAAGTCGGCGCCGCTGGATTCCAGGAGATCGACGAGGCGGCTGATGTGGCTCTGGGTCAGGGCGCGGTCGTCGTCCGACCAGTTCATGATGTACTCGCCGCCGGCGGCGAGGTAGCCGACCAGGAGCGGAGCTATGCCGAACGACGACGGCATCAGCCCGGACCAGTTCCGTCCGAGTTCGATCCATTCGAGCGCGCTGAGCGCATCGGAGTCTGGCCGTGCATCATCGACAACGACGGCGGCCTTGAGGTCGAGGCCGTCGCTGATGACGATGTGCTCGAAGGGGCGGTAGTCCTGCTCCCGAAGGTGGCGGATCGTCTCGGCCAGCAGCTCCGGCCGTTGCCAGGTCGGCGTTACCACGGAGACCAGCGGTCTCATGCGCGCTTCACCCGTAGCAAGTCCGTCCATCGGCGCCGCTGTTCTTCAAGCATCGCTATGACCTGATCGGGCGTCATGGTCTTATCGTCCTCGGCGCCGAAATCCAGCAAGGCCCGACAGATCGCGAGCGCCGAATGGTCGTAAGCATCTTCATCTGACCGACACTCGCCGTATTGCTCCCAATCCTGCTGCCCCTCGATCTCGCAGATCATGACCCAGATACCGCCACGATCTTCACGCCTCAATGTGAACGATCGCTTACCCCACGGGTCGATGTTCCAGGTCGCCTCGACGATGGCATGCTTCAGCGATCGGCTGTACCGATGGCGGGCGACGACCTCGCCGTCCGCATCAGTCTTTGCCCGACCAAGCATCGTAAGCTCGACGGCCCGGTCAGTGCGTGCGTCCTCTCGCCAGATGTCGTCATCGCTCATGGGAAGACCGATCCGAGCACGTGGAACTGATCCTCGTCGACGGCAACGCTGGTCCCGGTGGTGCCTTCCCAGCGGTAGGAGTACATGCCGCTCTGATCGGGCACCACGATCAGCTGAAAGGTGCCGGTCGACGGGTTGGTGATGGTCGGCGTGGTGTACGTGGTCTCCGTCCCGTCCGGCTCCTCGACCTCACAGGTAACGGTCGTCGGGTTGGAAGCCGTCCCGTTGGCGTCCGTGAACGCGACGGCCAGCCTGACCGACTGACCCTTTTGATAAGCGCTCATCGGCGTGCCCTCGCGTGCCGGCCGATCGCGGCATCAAATGTCTCGATGCTGTCGAATAGCCCCAGGCCGATGACGCAGTGCTCTGTCATCGAATGCCCGACCTGATAGGGGCAACGGTCGCCGTCCGGGTGCCCGACGATGGTCATGTCTTGCAAGCTCCGAAGCGTAGCAGCCAGTACCTCGACATGGTCACCACAGGTCACCAGATCCCTTTTCGTGAATGCTGACATCAGACCTCCGAATCGTTTGCTGTAGCTCCCACGAGCGCCAGGTCGCCGGCCCCAGCGCCAGCGTAGGCGGCGTCGCTCGCCGTAGCTCCACCATACGCGGAGTCGCTTGCTGCCGCCCTGGTAGCCAACACCGAGTAGCCCGAGAGCAGTGGACCAGGAATCGTGATCGTCCCGGCGCCGGTATAGATCAGCGTCCCGGTGCCGGCCAGGACGGGCGCTGGAATCGTGATGACGCCCGTGCCGCTCGCCGGACCAACGAACGTGCCCGACCCGGCCAGGACTGGCGGGCTGATACTGACCGCTCCTGCCCCGGTGGTGGCGAAACTGCCCGTACCTGCTACCTGGGGCGGCCCGATGCTGATAGCGCCGCTGCCGGTACCAGGGTCGGCTACCGTGCCGGAGCCGGCAACCGCTGGCCCACCGATGGTGATGGCGCCTGTCCCGGTGGTGGCGAAGGAACCGGCAGCGGCGAGCACCGGAGGGGAGATCGCGATAGCGCCGCTGCCGGTCGTGACAAACGAGCCCGTCCCGTCAATGACAGGGGGTGCAATGGTGATATCGCCACTGCCAGGTGGACCGGTGACCGTGCCGGTGCCCGCCAGGACCGGGATACCGATACTGATGGAGCCAGTGCCCGTTGTGGCGAATGAGCCTGATGCCGCGAGGACTGGCACGGCAATACTGACCGCGCCCGTCCCGGTGACCGCGAATGACCCAGTACCGGCGATGATCGGAGCGCCGATGCTGATGGCGCCGGCGCCGGTCGTCGTGAACGATCCTGTCGCCGCCAGCACCGGCACGCCGATGCTGATATCGCCGGTGCCGGTGACGCTCGTAGCAGCCTTCGACGGCACGAGCCGACGAGCGGCGAGTACCGCGTAGTCAAACGGCCGGCGGAAGACGTACATCGACTACCCTAGCCGAGCTCCTCGAAATAGCAGACGCCCGCTAGCGTCACCGAGTCGGCCGGCGCGCCCGTCGTGCGGATAATGATTCGAGTGTCGGCCTGCGAGCAGCCAGGGCGCATCTCTGGTGTCCAGATCACTTGATACGGCGCCCGTAAGTTCCAGGTATCGGCGTGCAGATGCGTAGTCGATCCACCGCCAACGACCGCGACCGTCGTATCGAGCACGCGCACAGTAGCACCAGCAGCCGTGTCAATGGAGTTGCCGACCGGCGTCGGGGTCGCGGACGACCCGCCCGACCCGACCGTGGCAAAGCCCCTGATGATCTGAATCCCGAGCTGCTCCTCGGCGGCGTCGCCAAGCTCGGTGCTCTGGCCCAGGTAGACGGCATGCAGCTTGACGGGCTTATCGTCGGCCGGGGCGATGTCCCAGAGATCAACCTGTGTCGTCACGGCAGTAAGCTGGATCGTT